GAAGGCATATTTGAGATGCTAAAAGAAGCAGCTATAACTATGCAACAAGGTGGAGGTATAGGATATGATTTTAGTCCTCTAAGGCCACATAACGCTCCTGTGAAAGGCGTTGATGCTGATGCTAGTGGTCCTTTATCCTTTATGGACGTATGGGACTCTATGTGCCGTACAATCATGTCAGCAGGTGCTAGACGTGGTGCTATGATGGCTACTATGTCTTGTGAGCATCCAGATATTAAAAAATTTATTAGTGCTAAACAAGATTCTAATCGTCTTAGAATGTTTAATGTATCTGTATTGGTAACTGATGAATTTATGGAAGCTGTAAAAAATAATGATATTTGGGCTTTAAGTCATACAGTACCACCTAAAGATACTAAACTTGGAAAAACAGATAAGGGTCAATGGATATATGAATGGATAGATGCTAAAGATCTTTGGAATCTTATTATGAAATCTACTTATAATTATGCTGAACCAGGTGTAATATTTATAGATAGAATTAATAAGATGAATAATCTTTGGTATATTGAAAATATTACAGCTACAAATCCTTGTGGCGAGTTACCATTACCCCCATATGGTGCATGTTTACTTGGTTCAATTAATTTAACAAAAATAGTAAAAAATGCTTTTGAAGAAAATGCTTGTATTGATTTTCAGATACTTAAAAAAATTACTAGACAAGCAGTTCAAATGTTAGATTCTATAATAGATTTAAATTTATATCCTTTAAATCAACAAGCTAAAGAAGCAAAATTAAAACGTAGAATGGGTATTGGTATAACTGGTCTTGCTGATATGTTATTTATGGTAAATCAAACATATGGAACTAATACAGCTTGTGATCTTACAAGTGATATAATGAAAGCAATATCAATTGCAGCATATGAAGAATCTATTAATTTAGCTAAAAAATATGGACCATGTCCTGTTACTAAAACAGAAAAACAACGATATAAATTTTGTAAATCTGGATTTATGCAAAATATGCCATTATCAATCCATAATGGAATTAAAGAATATGGTATTCGTAATGCATTGTTAATCTCAATTGCTCCAACTGGTACAATTAGTATGTATGCCGGTAATGTATCTTCTGGTATTGAACCAATATTTGCTCCTACATATACTCGTAAAGTTTTAAAAGATGATGGTAAAACTAAAGTTGAAGAGGAAGTACATGATTATGCTGTACTAAAATACAATGAGTGGCGTGAAAATAAAGGATATGATAGAGATCCTGATTTGAATGGTCTTCAAACAGCTCAAACACTAACACCATTAGCACATTTAAAAATGCAAGCAGCTGCACAAAAATGGGTAGATAGCTCAATATCTAAAACCATAAATATGCCAAAAGATATTTCCTTTAAAGATTTTGAAGAGATATACTTAAAAGCTTATGATCTAGGCTGTAAAGGTTGCACTACATATAGACCAAATGATGTTACTGGTTCTGTTTTAGAAGTTAAAAAAGATTCTGTAAAAGAACCAGAAAAAATAACAACTTCACAAATTAAACCTGTAACCAGGCTTAATATTTTAGATGGGCAGACATATAAATTAAAATGGAAAAATAATAATTTTTATGTGACTATCAATAATAGTGTAAATAGTAATGGACAGAAAACTCCATTTGAAATTTTTATTAATACTCAAGATATGTCACAATTTCAATATGTTATAGCTTTAACTAGAATGATATCTTCTATATTTCGCAGAGGTGGAGATATATCATTTGTAATTAAGGATCTTAAATCTATTATGGATCCTAATGGAGGTGCATTTATGGATGGAACTTATATACCATCATTTATAGCTCTTCTTGGTCGTATAATAGAACAACATTTAAAGTTTCTTTCTACTAAAGAAATACCTGTAATAATAGAAGCTAAACAAATTACTACTACAGAAAGTAAAACAATCCCTGATCAGTGTACAGAATGTAAGGGATATAATCTAAATATTTCTGGAGGATGTATGGTATGCGCTGATTGTGGTCATAGTAAATGTGGATAACAACTAAAATTTTATGATGTTTAGACCCAATGCCTAAGCGATCTTTACTAACAAATTTTACCGATTGAGAACCACATAACTATATGTAGGATTATAACATCATAAAATGTATGCAACCCAAGTTGGGTAAGAATCTTTTTGATTCAAACACTGACACTGGAACGTATTTATATTTTATCTATGAAATCTTACATTAGCCCCCCTACTATTAAAGTAGGGGGGTACTTTTTTTAATAAGGAATCCAAAATGGCACTAAATAAAGATCAACAAACTGGATTCATGAAAGTCATTAATTTTATAAATGGCCCAGATCAATTCATGGATATATCAGGAGGAGCTGGTACTGGGAAAGAACAACCCTTAACTGCTATAATTCAAACTCCTATTGGGCCAACTACAATGGGGCAATTAAAGGTTGGTTCTATTATTTTAGGATCCCAAGGAACTCCTATAACTGTTACTGGAGTCTTTCCTCAAGGATATAAAACAGTTTATACCATAAAATTTAGAGATGGAACTTCAACAGAATGTGGAATTGATCATCTTTGGAGTGTTTATACTTCAAAAGGAAATTTAATTACAAAATCACTTAAAAGTATTATTGCATCTGGAATTAAGAAGAAATCTGGAGCAATGAAGTTTAAAATACCTTTAACTTCTCCTGTAGTTTATAAGAAAAAGAATTTTACAATTGATCCATATGTTCTAGGAGCTTTTATTGGGGATGGTGCTTTAACTAATCAAATTTCAATTAGCATTCCACATAACAAGTCTCATATACTAACTAGTATTATTGCTAAATCCCCTAGCTATCTTAAATTCAATTTAAATTCTGCAACTAATTGTCCAAGCTATCGTGTAATTGATTCAACTATATACCATGATAATTGGTTTAAAGAACAAATTGTAAATCTTGGTTTAAATGTAAAATCTACAGTTAGATTTATTCCTAAACAATATCTATTAGGTTCTATAGCACAAAGAACACAATTACTTTATGGATTAATGGATACAGATGGAACTACAAGAAAAGGAAGAACCTCTTTTTCTACAATGTCACCAACATTAGCTCGTGATATTCAAAATTTAGTTCAATCTCTAGGTGGAACAGCTATAATACATACTCCAACAAAAAGAGATAAAGAAATTTGTGTTAATATTAAAACAATGTTTTGTCCGTTTTCTGGAGGAAAAAAGAAAAATATATGGAAAGCTCCTACAAAAAATCCACCATCTAGGTACATCAAAGAAATAATTGTAGGGAAACAAGCAGAGCAACAATGTATTAACGTTTCTGCAAATGATAATTTATATCTTACAGATCATTATATTGTAACACACAATACATATTTTATATCTCAAATAGCAAATACAATTCTTAAACATAAAAATATAAATAGCCCTCTGCATACTGTGGCAATTACAGCAACTACAAATAAAGCTGTTGCTGTAATTGCAGAAGCAATGCCTAAAAAATCTTCAGAAATTCAAACAATATATAAATATATGAATCTTAGAGTTTCTGAAAATTTCTCTACAGGAAATGTAAAGATTGTTCCAACTCCAAAATGGTATGTGCATTCAGGAGCATTAATTATTATTGATGAATGTTCTATGATTAATTCAGATCTATTTAAATATATTAAAAAAGGAATAGATTCTACTTGCAAGGTATTATTTGTAGGAGATAAAAATCAATTAGCTCCTGTAAAAGAAAATCTTTCTCCAATATATACACAAGGATTTGATACTTCATATCTTAGTGTTCCAGTTAGAAATGCTGGGAAACAAGCTTTAATGGATTTATGTGAACAAGCCAAACAAACAGTTATTACTGGTGTATTTACACCAATTGTTGAAGTACCTGGAGTAATTGATTTAGTAGATGGAGTAGAAACTCAAGGTGTATTAGAACGTGAATTTCTTATAGAAGATCCAACAAGACGAGTATTATCATATACAAATAAAAGAGTAATTGAATATAATTCATATATTCGTAAATTACGTTCATATACAAAACCTTTTGAAGTTGGTGAAATTCTATCTAATAATAATGCAACTGATTTAATTGGAAAAGAACGTCTTTATACTGATCAAATTGTACGAGTAACAAAAACTACTGATGGTTTTATTGATAAAAACATAATTTCTGGTGAAGAAATTAGAATGATGCTTTTAGAGGTAGAAGATGCAAATACAAAACAAGGATACTGTGTAATTGTATTTGAAAATTATAATGATCGTGCAGCAGTATTAAAATATTATTCAGGAAAAAAACAATGGGAACAATACTTTAAAATAAAAAATGGTTATCCTGATTTACGTTCAGTATCAGCATCTACAACACATAAAGCTCAAGGATCTACTTATGAAAAAGTAATAGTAGATCTTGCAGATATTGGAAAATCTACTAATCGAGAACAAACAGCTAGAATGCAATATGTAGCTTTATCTCGTCCTAAAACACAAATTTTTATACGTGGTAGATTGCCTGATAGGTATTTCACTTAATAATTTAGGTGATACAGAGAGTGTTAGTTCGATTCTAACTCGTTGGTCGAGACTTGGCAGAATTAGGGTTCGATTCCCTTTTACATATCATATGCTAGAACCATATGTTTCCCTGTAATTATGTCTGTATGGTAACAGACGACCACCAATTAAATAATAGGATAAAAAATGAAATATGAAATTATTGGTAAGACTGGAAAGTCTCCTCGTATTGCAATACTTTGTCCTAGAATCCAAGTATCAGAAATTAAAAAATATTACTTTAATCCATATCTAGCTTCTTTAGATGAAGATGTAATGATCGTAGATCTTTACCTGGATCCAAATAAGAAAAAAACTTCAGTTTTAGAAATTAAAGAATATTTAACAGATTCAATTCCTGATTTAATAACAGCAGGTATTACAATGTTAATTGTAACTCAACCTGAGTATTTCAAAGTTCTTTCAAAAAAAGCAAAAACAGATGCTACAATTGGTGATATAATAGAGTGTGCATTTGATACAAATTTTAATATTACATACTGTCCAAATTATGGAAGAGTCTTTTATGATCCTGATAAAATTAAATCTAAAATAAAAATATCTCTTGAATCAGTAATTAATTGGAGAAAAAATGCATATGCAATAACAGGTAAAAATATTATAAAATTTTCTGCACATCCAAAAGACTATTCTGAAATACTTACATGGTTAGATAGATTATTAAAAATGGATTGTGATCTTACCTGTGATATTGAAGCATTTAGTCTAAAACATTATGATGCTGGAATAGGTACAATTACATTCTGTTGGAATGAACATGAAGGTATATCCTTTCCTATAGATTCAACAAATATGGGTTTTAATGATCAGAAATCAGGAAGATATACAAATTATAATGTAAGAGATGCTCTTCGTGATTTCTTTTATAATTTTCAATTAAGTAAAAATAAAATGATTTATCATAATATCTGTTATGATGTTTATGTATTAATTTATCAACTTTTTATGGCTAATTTATTAGATCAAAAAGGTCTATTAAAAGGACTAGATATTCTTTTAGATAATTGGGAATGTACACAAATAATTACCTATTTAGCAACAAACTCATGCTCAGGTAATGAATTAGGATTAAAGAACCAAGCTCAGGAATTTGCTGGCAATTATGCTCAGGAAGATATTCATAATATTACTTTAATACCTTTGGATGAGCTTTTAAAATATAACCTAATTGATGGTTTAAGCACTTGGTTTGTCTATAATAAAAATTATCCAATCATGATTAAAGATAATCAAGATAAACCATATCAAAAAATATTTAAACCTGCTGTTAAAGACATTATACAAATGCAATTAACTGGTATGCCTATTAACATGGATAAGGTTAAATCTTTAAATAAACAACTTCAAAAAGAATCTGATAATAATTTAGCTCAAATGAATAGTCTTCAAATTGTTTGGTCTTTTATGGATCAAATAATAGATGAATTATTAATTAAAAAGAATAAAAAGCTTAAAACAAAAGTATTTAAAAAATCTGATATGGGATCTACTAAAGATACAACAATTGAATTTAATCCTGGATCCCCTAAACAACTTCAGAGATTATTATATGATGAAGATTTCATTGGTTTACCCGTATTAGATTATACAGATACAAAACAACCTGCTACTGGAGCTGAAACACTTGAAAAGCTAATACATCATACAAAAGATCCTGAAGTAATTAGATTTCTTGAAATATTAATTGAATATAAAGCTTCTGCAATTATACTTTCAACATTCTTACCTGCATTCCTAAAAGCACAATTAGGACCAGATGGTTGGTATTATTTATTTGGTAATTTTAGATTAGGAGGTACTTTATCTGGAAGAATTTCTAGTAATAATCCTAATCTACAAAATATCCCAAGTTCTGGATCTACAAAAATAAAACAAAGACTTGCAAAACTAATTAAAGAATGTTTTGAATCTCCACCAGGGTGGATTTTTGTTGGCTTAGATTTTGATTCTTTAGAAGATAAAATATCAGCAGTAACGACTAAAGATCCAGAAAAGATAAAAGTTTATTCTGATAAATATGATGGACATTGTCTTCGTGCATTAGCTTATTTTGGTGAGCATATGTCAGATATTAAATTACTACCTGAAAACTGTACTGCATATAAAGCAATAGTTAATGGTGATAATATCTATTTTCACAGCAATGAAGAGATAGATTATATGGGTCAAAAGCTACTCGGTTCAGAGTTGTTTGCTCTAATAAATAAAAAGTAAAAAAAAATGGATATAAATAAAACTGCCCAAGTAGCACATGAAGTAAATCGTGCTTGGTGTAATGCAAACGGAGATAATTCTCAACCAAGTTGGGAAAATGCTCCATATTGGCAAAAACAATCTGCTATTGAAGGTGTAAAGTTTCACCTAAATAATCCTAATGCTAAAAATAGTGCATCTCATGATAATTGGATGAAACAAAAGATTAATGATGGTTGGGTTTATGGTGAAATTAAAGATCCAAAAGCAAATCCACCAACACATCCTTGTATTGTACCATTTGAAAATCTTCTTTTAGTTGATCAAATTAAAGACTCATTATTTCGTAGTACAATTCATGCAATCAATCCTACTCTTTCTTCTGGTTTTACAGTAACAGATGTTAATTTTAATCCAGGTAATGACTTAGCCATAACAGCTATTAAAACTAAGGCTAATGGACTAGCTGATGCTATTGGTTTTGTAAGACCAAGTCGTCGTAGAGCAATAGCTCTTACAAGACTTGAAGATGCTTCAATGTGGGCTGTTAAAGCAGCTGCATGTGGAGATAATTAATGTTAAAAATAAAGGAAATTATTACTAAAATTTCCAAAGTTTCACCTTCGGAACATAATGTTTCGAGGGTGAATTCTATTAAAAAATTATATCCTCATTGGAGACAAGAATCAAAAGCTCCTACTTTTGCTCTTACATACCAAGGTACATATATAACCTTGGTTACAAATTGTGGATTCACACCTAAATTAGCAAGATCAATTGAATCTAGTTATCATAAACTTTATCATGTTTCAGATAAGTGGGTTGCAGATAGACTAGAACAAGCCTGTAAAGATGGCTATGTAACCTTAGCCTTCGGTCTAAGGCTTAGAACACCTCTATTGAACCAAGTAGTCCTAAATACCAGTAAGACTCCTTATGAGGCTGCTGCTGAAGGTAGAACAGCAGGTAATGCATTAGGACAGTCATGGTGTATGTTAAATTCTCGTTCTTGTTCAGAATTTATGAATCGTGTACGAAAAGGTAAATACTGTTTAGACATAAAACCTTGTTCTCAAATACATGATGCTAGTTATTTCTTAATACGAGATAATTTAGACGTATTATTATATACAAACACATATTTATCAAATGCAGTTAAATGGCAAGAAGATCCATTGATTCAAAATGAATATGTTTCTATGTCAGGAAAACTAACAATTTATTACCCACATTGGGGTAAAGAATTTGATATACCAAATGCTACCTCTAAAGCAGAAATTAATAAACTAATAAGAGAGCATTTAACTACAATTGGAGAAATATAATGGTAAAAATTACTAATAATCATAAGATTGATTTACCTCTTGCAGTATGGTTACTTCAAGATGGTTACAAATCTGGAGCTGATGTTGCACCTCCTGGTGAGTTAATTTCTGTAACTACATTAATGAAATCAACAAGACAGCTAATTTTAAAACGTAAAGTAGATCAAACTAAAGAAGAGTTTGATGTAGCTGATATGATTGCATCTCGTATGGGTCATGGTTTACATGATTCAATTGAACGTGCTTGGACTCAAGGAAATTGGCAAGGTTCAATGCGTAAATTAGGTTATCCTCAAAAGATAATTGATAAAATACGTATTAATCCTGTAACCAAAGATCTTAAAAAAGATGATATTCCAATATACTTAGAAATAAGAGGATTTAAACAATTTAGAGATATTGTAATAACCGGTCAATTAGATTTTCTAATTGGTCAAGCTTACAGAGATTTTAAATCTACATCTACATTTGCATGGACTTCTGGTAATAAAGACAATGATTATATCCTACAAGGATCCTTATATCGTTGGATATTACCAGATCTCATTAAAGATGATATTATGAGAATTCAATTTATATTTACAGACTGGTTAAAATATAGAACTGTAGATCCAAAATATCCTCAAATTAGAACTCCATATAGGGAGTTTGCTTTGATGTCTTTAGAAGATACTGAAGATTGGGTTAATAAAAAAATTGATCATATCATAACTAATGCAGGTAAAGATCAAGATAAAATGGTTGAATGTACTGCTACTGAATTATGGCAATCAAAACCAAGTTGGAAATATTATTCTAATCCTGAAACAGCTAAAAAAGGTGGTAGATGTCAAAAAACTTTTGATGTTGAAACAGATGCACAGCTACATCTTTCTGAAAAAGGAAAAGGAGTAGTTATAATGGTTCCAGGAGAAGTAAAAGCTTGTACTTATTGTCCAGCTTTTTCAGTTTGTGAACAACGTAAAAATTATTTTAATAATGATGGTTCACGTATTTAATAAAGGAAGAAATATAATGTCAAATTTACTATATGATCTTGAAGTCATTAAAAAAGAAGATCATCATCCAGCAATGTTAGAACTAACTGATTTGTTATGCCATCGTACAGGAAATGTTAATCGTGACTTTTTTCAAGCAGAAATTGCATACTTTTTAGGAATAATTCCAAGCTCTATGAGAGCACAAGTTATTTCTCCAGAAAGAGGAGTAATACCAATAAATGTATATTCTATTGCTTTAGCAACATCTGGATTTGGTAAAGGACATTCTGTATCTTTAATGGAAGAAGTAATTGCTGATTTTCGTAAATTATTTACTGGAACTATCTTTCCAGGAATTGCAGAGACTTCAATTTTTGATTTAGCTGTAGATATTGCTGCTGCAAAAAGTGGTGATGAAGATGAAGAAAGAAAACTCCTAGAAGCTGATTTTAAGCGTCAAGGACACGCTCCATTTGTTTTTGATAGTGGTACAGGTCCAGCCCTTAAACAGCTACGCTATAAGCTCCTATTGGCTCGTAGTGGGTCAATTAACTTCCAAATGGATGAGATTGGTTCAAATATACAAGGAAATATAGAAATTATTAATACTTTCTTGGAATTATATGATCTTGGTAGAATTAAAACCAAACTAATTAAAAACACTACAGATAATGAACGTGGAGTAGATCTTGTTGGAGTAACACCTGCTAATGTATTATTCTTTGGAACAACATCAAAATTATTTAATGGTAGTAAAGCTGAAGAAGAATTCTTTAGTTTACTAGAAACAGGATTTGCAAGACGTTGTTTTTTTGGAATTGGTAAACCAGAAGTATTCTCTTCAGGAATTAACCCTGAAGACGTATATAATGGTCTAGTTTCTAAAAATAGATCACAAGCATTACAACGATGGAAAACAAAACTTGCTAAATTTGCAGATACTAGATTTTATAATCTTAAAATAGATGTACCAAAAGAAGTTGGTGTTGAACTCATTGCTTATCGTTTATTTTGTGAGAGTAAGGCTAATGATCTACCAGAGCATGAAGTTATTCGTAAAGCAGAACTGTCACATAGATACTTTAAAGCTTTAAAACTTGCAGGAGTATATGCATTTCTTGATGAGAGTAATGACATTACTATTAAAAATTTACGACAAGCTATTAAAATATCTGAAGAAAGTGGTAGTAGTTTTCAATCATTGTTAAAACGTGAAAGAAATTTTGTACGTTTAGCAAAGTATATTGCTGAATCTGGTATTACACTTACACATGCTGATCTTGTAGAAGATCTACCTTATTATCCTTCAGCAATGACTCAACGTAGAGAGATAATGGATCTTGCTATGGCATGGGGAACAGGAAACCATGTTGTAATAAAGAAAAATGTTATAAGTGGAGTAGATTTCTTTACTGGATCAACATTAGAAGAAACTGATATGAATAAAATTAGTTTTAGTTTCTCTGATAATTTTGCTTCTGATTATACTGAACAAAAACAACCATTTGATGAATTACCTAAATTATTAGGTGCTCCTGGAATGCATTGGTGTAATCATACATTTGAAAATGAACATCGTTCAGAAGACAATGTAATAGAAGGATTTAATACGTTAGTTGTAGATGTAGATGGAACAATATCTCTTGATGCAGTACATGAATTAATGAATGAATATTCTTATATTACTGCTACTACAAAACGACATACTGATGAATGTAATCGTTTCAGATTAATTATGCCATCAAATTACATACTTGAATTAGATAAAGAAGACTATCGTGAATTTATGGATAGTTTTCTTTTATGGCTTCCATTTGAATCTGATAAATCAGCAAATCAAAGATCTAAAAAATGGATGACTCTTGAAAGTAGTAAGGTTACAGTCCATAAAGGAACTTCACTTGTAAATGTTTTACCCTTTATTCCAAAGACTAAACAAAATGCTGAATACATTAATAATGTAGCAGATCTTGGAAGATTGGATCATTTAGAAAGATGGTTTTTAAATAATATGGAAGTTGGAAATCGTAATAATAATCTACTAAAATTTGCAATGATGTTAAAAGATGCAGGTGCATCTTATGATGAAATGAGGGGAAAGTTGAAAACTTTAAATGATCAATCATATTCACCATTAAAAAATGATGAATTGGAATCAACTATCCTAAAATCTGTAGCACAAAAATATGCTTCAATTTAGCAAGAGATAGATGAACCAATAGCAAGACTTGAGCTGTATCACAAATTCTGGGTCAAGTTAGTAAACACAATTTTAATAACGTAGTATTTGTGTCTATTGGTTCATCTATATTAAGTTATATAAATAAAGGAAAATAACAATGTCTGAAGATCCAAAAGGTATATTGATTTGTGGTGAATCTGGTACTGGTAAATCTTCAAGTCTACGTAATTTACGTGGGCAAGAAGGTGTTCTGTATATTAACTGTGAAGGTGGTAAACCACTACCTTTTAAGAATAAATTTAAACGTATAACAATTGATGATCCAGAAGAGATATTTGATCTATATGATCAAATTATAGCTAATCCTGGCATATTCCATACAATAGTAGTTGATACAATTTCATTTATGATGGATAGATTT